GTTCCAAGGACGGACGAGCCACTGACCCTGGACCAGCCCCCTATCTTCTCGGGGCGACCTTTCCGGAAGCGGATCAAATCAGAATCAAACCAGCCTTGCTGTTCCGCAAAAGACGTACTCTCGCGGTTAATTCCGGGTCGAAACTGGACCTTCGTCAGCGGCATGACGGTTCCTTAAAACACCCCGTGATAGACTTACCCGGCGACGTAAGCTTTGCCAGCCGTCACTGCATTTGTGTACTTGGTCTTGGTCTTGCTAGACGCCTTGTACCAGGCCGTTTCTTTCTGGATCTCAAGATGATCGGTGTTGCGTGTAACCATCAACTTTACCTCGGCGGCATCGCCATACATCACCAGCGCGTCAGTATCGTCAGCCGCTGTTGCGTTGATCAGCGCCACGCTATCGTCCATCGCGGAAAAGTGTGCAGCAATCTCGTCAGCAGTTAGTTCATCAGCCATTTAATTTCTCCTCTAGTTCAGTTACTTTCGCAGACAGTTCTTTAATTGCGTTTACCATCGCCCAAGTAATAGGATCATTGTTTACCGAAAGCATCCCAAAGTCATTCCGCTCTGTAACAGCTTCTGGGAAAACTTCCCTGACCTCTTGAGCAATAGCACCAGTGGTCAAGACATCTTGCGGGAGATTTTCTTGACATCCCTCAAACTCAGGAATCCCATTCAATTCTTCATCCGACTTATAAAAGAATGTACAAGGAACCAGTTGATTGATTTCCTTGAGACCCTTTTCACTTGGCTTGATATCTTTCTTAATCCGGCGATCTGAGGTTTGCGCCCATGCAGTGGCGTTATTACCCTGATATACAGCACCAGTACTGGGAGCAATAAATCCTGTGCTGTCTCCCTTACCTGTCTGATTTAAACTTCCAAGAACAATTTGATGTGTACCACCAACAGCCGAGGCATCAGTACCCTGTCCTATCATTACGTTGTACGCACCAGTAGTGATTCCATCACCTGCGGTGTGTCCAATCGCTATATTAGAATCGCCCTCGGTAACACCGCTCAACGCAGAATAACCAAAGGCGGTATTATTGTTCGCATCGGTAAGGGCATCCAAAGTAAATCCACCCACCGCTGTATTAAACTGACCTGTGGTGTTAACGAGCATGGAATTGATGCCCATCGCTGTATTATATTGAGCAGTCGTATTCGCAGATAAACAGTTCTGCCCTATCGCTACATTATTCGTTCCCGTCGTATTTGCGTCCATGGCCGCATTGCCGACCACGACATTCTGGTTGCCCGTGGTGGTAAGAAGCATTGCGCTCGTACCGACCGCTACGTTGTTAGATGCCGTGGTATTTGCGCTGAGAGAATTGTAGCCCAACGCAACATTACTGCCACCGGAGGTATTGGCATCAAGAGCGTAAGTACCCACAGCTACATTACTACCTCCCGTTGTATTGACGCTCATGGCAGCATTACCAATAGCAGTATTACCAGTGTAAGATTGACCAGAGGCTCCTGTAAGAGCAGAAGTTCCAATGGCTACATTTTGCCCTCCCGTTTCATTATAGTATGCGGCATTAAGGCCCAAGGCGACATTATTACCACCAGTCGTATTAGCGAAAGAAGAATTTTGTCCGACGGCTGTATTGCTTGCTCCGGTCGTATTTGTACTGAGAGATAGATTGCCAATTCCTGTATTACCGTCTGCCGTCGAATTTGCATCAAGAGCGTTCGTTCCAACCGCTGTATTGCCAGCACCGGTCGTATTAAGCACCAACGCATTAGGGCCGACTGCTGTGTTGTTAGATCCGCTGGTAAGAGCGCCAAGAGCATTTGAGCCAAGTCCAACATTTGTCCCAGCCGTGGTAGCAACATCACCGGCTCGAAATCCTAGAAAGGTATTATAGTCGCCGGTTGTCAGATCATTTCCGGCTTCATCCCCAATCAAGGTGTTATAATTTCCGCCAGATTCGATGGCAGCACCCGCACCATTACCAGCAATGTAATTTGAGGTGCCAGCCGTAACGGTGGATTGTGTACCACTGATTATCCAGCTATCGGCGCTCTCGTCCCAGAGGGCATATTTACCATCGGTTGCGCCGAAAAACTTGACGTCATGGCCCGCATCGTTAACACCTACCGTTACAGTGTTATCAACCTGAACGGACCCATCAATGTCTACATTATCAAGGTTTGTCGTGCCATCTACATCAATGTTACCGGCAACGGTCAGCCCTGCTGCGCCGACCAGCTTAAGATCATCAGCACTCTCATCCCATAGCATGTATGCCCCGGAAGTGGCACCGAAGAACTTAACGTCGTAGCCAGTATCGTCTACGCCAACAGTAACTGTGCTACTAAAGGTCGCAGCGCCATCAATCGCCGCAGCGCCTGTAACCTCCAGAGTTCCAATCTGAAGGTCTGCCAAAGCATCTACGACTGCTGCGCCGCCCCCGGCTCCATCACAATAGACAATGACGTTTTTACCGTTTTGAACAGTGACATTGGCTCCAGAACCTTGCGAAAGAATGACATCATCCCCGGCAGCATTTTCAATAATAAACCAAGCGGGTGCCGTGTTTGGAGCTATCGTGACTGTGCAGTCTTGACTTAAAGACCCCGTAAACTTTATTGCGCGGTACATGCCGTCTTGAAGATTTTCAGTGCCGGAACCCGGAGAGGCTTCTCGAACAGTCAAAGTAGCCGTAGAAGCATCGCTCAAAGCTACGGCTTTATATGAAGCCAACCGGTCTACAATATCCCAGTTATGATTTGAGGTAGTACCCCAACTTCCGGCCTGTTCGCCAGAACCTATTTTTTCTATGCTGAAGCCAGTTGTGTATGTAGAAGCCATGATCTTTTCCTATGCCGCTATATCTGTCCAGTCAGGGGTTTGTGAAGCATCAACCGCAGACCAGCTAGGTGTTTGTGAGCCATCAACCGCAGACCAACTAGGTGTTTGTGAAGCATCGATAATACCCCAGACGTTTGTTTCTCCTGTCGCGCCCGTGGCCGATACGCCTGTAACCGTGATGGAGACATCAATGAGAACGGAGACAGTTCCGACACTTCCTGTTCCTTCAACACCGTCAACTGTGACGTTGTTCGTGCCTGTAATCGTAACAGTGCCAACCGCACCCGTGCCTGCAACGCCCGTAGGAACGACGCTTGCGGTCCCTGTAATCGTAACAGTGCCAACCGCACCCGTGCCTGCAACGCCCGTAAGGGTAACGCCAGCACCCGCCGCCGGAACGACCGTACCAACCGCACCCGTCCCTGCAACACCCGTAAGCGTGAGGGCGCTTGAGCCTGTAACGGTAGCTGTGCCAATCGCGCCCGTCCCTGCAACGCCCGTAACATCGACGGCAATAGGAGAGTTCCACGCACCCTCATTCCAGGTGCCCCTTCCCCAGCCTGTGATGTTTGCCAAAGCATTATCCTCTACGCAATCCGGATAATCGCCGTACTGGCAGCGGCGGCAGGAAATGCCACCGTAAACGTACCTGCTGTACTGGTCTTGTTACCGCCGAAATCAAGCGCACAGACAGCTTTATCACTATTCGTGTCGTTATAGATCAGGGCTCCCCTGGCTGTAATGGTGGCGGTTGTGAAACTAAGATCAGCAAAGTCCGTGAACCCGGTAGTTCCTGAAGTAGTGGGATTCACATTGGTTAATGCGCCTCCCCCAGCAGAATAACTGCCGCTGTTGGCAACTTCACCCGTAGTGGTGTAGGCCGTTGTGGCCGCACCTAATGTGGCAGTGGTGGACGATTTTCCTCCTCCACCTATGGCATACAGGGCCAGTTTAAAACTGTTCCCACCAGAGGCGTCAAAATCATGGGTGGCCGACAGTAGCTCACCCTTGAAGGAGGTACACATCGCGGTTGTAATTGCCATCTTAAAGGCTCCTTAAATTATTCGCCAGTTCAGGGAAACCCGCTTCTCTTAACTTGGCGGCAGTAGTTGCTCTATCCTGGTCCACAGCATATCTCATGTAGTGGACTATAACCTCATGTACGGTATCTTTGAAAGCAATTGCCTGTTCACGAAGAGGCTCCGGAGCCTCTTTAGATACATAAAGTATCTTGTTTACAGCCATTTGAGCGGCCTCTTCCACCGAAAGACCCCTGTTATCCGTCGTTATTACCTCAACGTCACCTACAGAAAGCGAAACACCTACCTCAAACATTTACGGCCTCTTTTAATAAAACCACCCTGTCGTGTCTCCCATACAGGACAGGTTCATCTGTCGGCTCTGGAGGAGAGGCTTCTGACTTCTTGGCTACCGTTAAAGAGCCCTCTGAAACAGACAGAACCAGAGGATCATCAAGCCGGTGATATCCGTAAAGCTTCTCTTCTTCCGGGACGTTGGTATCCAAAAGGGTGGAATCATGGGCAACTTCCACCTTCATACCCCGTGCAATAGCCGCGGAAAGCCAAAACTCGGCACAAGCCCTTCCCGCCTCCGCCATAACCAGGTTCGACTTATAGGAGTAATCAAGTCCGTACAGATAGAGCTTCTTGACCTTATGATACATAGCAAAAGCTATGGCATAGGGGACCGTGTTGTTGAAATAGCAAAGTCCCGTATCCTTGACCACTTCTTCGAGAGGATACAGAACAGCACCGGGAACCCGTTTGTCCAAGGTGCAGGTGTAGATCGGTCCGGGATGTTCTCCCAGAATTTTCCGCATCGCATCTGTCTGGGCGCCCGCATTTTCGGTATCCAGGAACCTCGATGCCGGATCCATCATAAAAACGCGGTCATGCTTGATCGGAACCATCATGGAGTTGATAGCCCAAACCTCGTCGAACGACTTTCCATTTGCCACAGAAGAGGTAAAAGTTCCCTGTGTCACGCCAAGACCTACAATGGCGACCTCTGCACCGTTCAAGTCCTTATTCATCACTGGACAGCTTTTCTGACAACATCGTACCGGTACTGATCCTGAGTCTGCTCGCCTTCCCCTAAATTCTTTAGCCATTGGATGGATTCCTGGAACCTTCCGTTATAAAGCGTCAGCAGGTCCGGTTCGCCTTTCATAAAGGTATAGGCTTCCATCAGGCTTCCGTATAAGAGGCATAGCTCCGCATTTGTACCAAGCCAACTTGTCCCATCATCAGATGCAGTAATAGACTGGGGGCGATAGAAATAGTGCAATTCGGCGACATAGTTACCGTCGGGCGTAGGAGCCATGATAAAACTATCTTCATCCCAGTCTCCGTAATACTTGGGCACACCCGTGGTGGTCGGGTCAGGTGTGTAGTCCTGGATAAAGGTAACATGCTTGTATAAAAGGAACTCGTTATTGGAACTGTTCACAACACTCAGGGAGAAGGGGGCCAGGAAATCTGTCGGCTTCGTCAAGAACTTCACCGATTGCGTGACCGTACCAGACACATTCTTCCTGAAGTCATCTAACTGACACTCTTTCAGAATGCGTTCTTCCGCGTTCAGGATAAATCGGGGTAGCTGGTTTACGAAGGTCGTCTCCGTATTGTCCGTATAATCCTGAATAGCGGTCTTTAATGTTGTGAAAGTAAAAGCCATAAATAACGCCTTATTACGTGATATATCCGTTTCCCAGGTCAACAACCGGCAACGCCGGCAACGTTACCGGCCCCGCAGAAGCAGTCCCTCCCCCGCCGTTTAAAGAGCCTGTCACCGCCGTTCCGCTGGATGCCGTAAACGTATAGAAATTATCCTTGGTAGCGTCGTCCGCCGGAACTGTTATCGAATAACCACTTGCGGACTCCAGGACAGCTTCCGTAAACCCGTCAAAAGCCTCAACCGTTCTAAACCGAACGATGTCCCCCGTTGACCGGCCGTGACCGGGCTCGTTAACCGTTATAACGGCCGAACCGCTGGAGGAGGACTTAAAAGGGTCCAAGGTCAACAAAACCGCTACTTCAGGCTCAACCCTGTCGGGACGACTAATGCGCAAGGCTTGGGGATCCCCCTTCACGCGCCTTGTCGTCAACTGGGGCTGTTTCATCTCATACTCGTCCGGCCCCACAAGACTTCCGTTCCACTCCTTCAACATCACCCGTAAGAGATATGCTCTGCCGGAACGATCGGAAAGTCCTAACGCGTGTTTCGCTGAAGAGTATCTAGGCATTACCGTATACTCATCGAGGAGTAGCTTGGAACCAGGCGAAGAGAGACCCTTTCAGAATCTTCACTTGCGGCCCGCATAAACTCTTCGTCGTAGATTTGTTTCAGGAGTGTCATACGTTCAGGAGACTTCTTTATCGCCAAATAGTAAGCCAGCCCAGCCGTAAGACAAGGCAGGAACCGGAACGGAATGTCCGCCGTGTTAACGCCGGCATCAGCATCCTGCATCCTCCGGACCCTGTAATAAATGAGCTCGTCCGTAGAATTTTCCGGGGAAGGCCACAAGGTGATGGTTGGTGTAATCAGACGATCTATATAGAACTGAGACGGGCGCCCCTGCGTCGTCTTGCTTGGCGTATCCAGATAATCACCCCGCCCTATCCGGCTTATACC